ATTTAATTCTTATCAGGTAATAAAAGGGTAAAACTATGAAAAAATGGATTGATAAACTTTTAAGAAAGCTTGGATATGTTCCTATACTAAAAAGTCCAACATTTCAATTTAAAAAGGAAATATTCCATTTAATGAGAATAAAAAATCAAAGAATTGTATCAACAATTCAATTAAATGATCCTGTATATGAAGATTATCAGAAATTCAGATTAGCAGAAGGAATACTTCACGAGATAATTCCATTAATGGATTATAGTTGTGAGTATTATAGTACTAAGTTTTCTCCAGATCGTACTGAAAAAATAATGAAATATGAAATATATATTGCAGTAAAACAAAAATAATATGGCAGAAAAAAATGAAAGTTTAGTAGAAATCAAAGACAACAAATGTTGGGTTACAATTTCTTATAACGTAAATCTTGGAGATTACGAAAATATAAAAATTGAATCCGGATATTCTCAAACAATTATGAATCGTTATCCTATTGACTTACTTGAAGATATGCAAGATACTGTGGCTAATATTGTTATTGAAAAAGCAAAGTCTTTGAAAAAATTATTAAAAAATAAAAGAAAATGAACTACGAACGTGATATTACTATTGACGAAACAGCACTTGACGTAGAATGGTTGGAACAGGCTGAATTAGCAATTAAATATGGAAAACACTATATTCATTGTAAAGATGTTTTAACAAGAATTGAAGAAGAATTAAAAGTTGTACGTGCAGAGCTAATTCAAAAAGCAAACGAGAATCCTGTTAAATGCTGTAATAAAGAAAAACCAAATGCAGCAGATATTGAAGCATATTACCGCACACACCCAAAACACAAAGCTGTCAAGGAAAAATGGTTGGATGCTTTAAATGAATTTAATATGGCAGAGATTGTGAAAAATGAAATTTCATTTACACGCAAAGCTGCTCTGGAAGCATTGGTACAGTTACATGGACAAAATTATTTTGCAGGTCCTTCAGTTGCAAGGAATTTACAAAAAGAAAGGGAAAAAAGAATTGAAAAACGTAAAGCAACGAACAATCGTGTTCGTATAAATAAAAAGTAATTTTTTAATAATTTTAAATGTTATGGGAAAAACAAAAAGTAGTTTTCGTGGAAAAACAAGGAAAAATGCTGATTTAAGAAAACGAAGTAATTCATTTTCTTATCTTAAACTACCTGATGGTGTTGAAGTATTTACACCTGAAATTGATTCTAAAATAGATATGGATATTATGCCGTATCTTGTAACTGACAAAAAACATCCTGATAAGGATGTTGAAGCTGAAATTGCTATTCCAGGTTCTTATTGGTATAAAAGACCATTCAAAACTCACAGGAGTATAGGTGCTCAACCACGTTCTTATGTATGCCCTTCATCATTTGGGAAAAAATGTTACATTTGTGAATATCGTGAGAAATTACGTAAAGAAGAAGGGGATGAAGAAGAATTAAAAGCATTAAAAACAAGTGATCGTAACCTTTATGCAATTATTCTTAGAGATAGGAAAAATCCAAAAAGTAAAGGTAAGGTTTATGTTTTAGACACATCTGATTTCCTTTTTCAGGAAAAGTTTGAAGGTCAATTAAGTGATCATGAAGAATTTGAGATATTTCCGGACCATAAAGAAGGTTATACACTTCGTGTAAGATTTGTTGAAAACAGTTTTGGTGGCAACAAATTTGCAGAACCATCAAGATTTGACTTTATTGAAAGGGAAACACAATATCCTGATTCTATACTTGAACAGATTCCTAATCTTGATGAATGCCTTGAGGTTTTGTCTTATGAAGATTTAAAAGATAAATTTCTTGAAAATCTTACCGGAGGAGTAGATGATGAGGATGATGACGAAAATGAGGATGAAGAAGACGAAAAACCTGTAAAAAAAGGTAAAACTCCTGTTAAAAAATCTAAGCCTAAACAAGAAAATGAAGATGAAGATGAAGATGATGATCAGGAAGAAGACGAAGACTTAGATGAAGACTTAGATGAAGATGATGATCAGGAAGAAGATGAAGATGACGAAGAAGATGAAAAACCAGTTAGTAGGAAAAGAAAAAGTGCTGCGGTAGAAAAACCTAAAGCAAAAAGTACAAAGGAATTGACCTGTCCATCTAAACACAAATTTGGTAAAGATACCGACAAGTTTGATGATTGTGATGATTGTAAGATTTGGAATGAATGTTATGCTGCTAAAAAAGGAAAGTGATGGCTACGGTTCTTAAAAAGAGACAAAGCTATAATAAAAAGGAAGTTGCTTACATTGGTATTCTAATACCAAAGGAAGTGGCTTCCTTCCTTTCCATTTATTCAGTAGCAAATGGCATTACTAAAACAAAAGTAATAAATGATTTGTTAATAAAATGGAAAGAAGAAACATTAGCCACTAAAAGTGAGTTTGAATATGTTAAGCAAATTGTGGAATTAAGTTGGGAAAGTTGGAAAAATTATCCTATAAAGCGTACTACGTTTTATGCGTTTTGTTATAAATTAAGAACTGAATTTAAAGCAAGAGGACTTAAACCGGAACTTATTAATTTAATATTAGACAAATTAAAGTATGAAAAGGAAGAGAGTGAAAGATAATGAACCTACTTTAAGAGAACAGGTTAAAAAACACGCAACTGAAATACCTAAAAAGAAACGCAAATATGAAGGTAATACAAGTGAAGTTGTTAGTACAGGTTCAACATTACTTGACTTAGCAATTTCAGGTGGTAGAATTAAAGGTGGTGGGATTCCCGGTGGAATATTAGTAGAAATATTTGGTCCAAGTGGTTCTGGAAAAACTGTATTACTTTCTGAAATCGCAGGAAGTATTCAACGTAAAGGTGGTGAAATTATGTTTCATGATCCGGAAGCAAGACTAAATAAGCAATTCGCACAACTTTTTGATTTAAATACCGATGAAATTAACTATACAGTACCCAATACTATTCCTGAAGTGTTTGGTTCGATACGTAGTTGGCAACCTAAAGGTGGGATTAATGGTATTATGACGGATTCTCTTGCTGCACTTTCAACCGATATGGAGATGGATAATAAAGAAGGTGATAAAATGGGAATGCGTAGAGCTAAAGAATTTAGTGAAGAATTAAGACGTACTTGTAGAATATTAACACAAAACAATTTATTGTTAGTTTGCAGTAATCAAGTTCGTGTTAATATGGATGCTGGAATATATGGTCAAAAATACACTACACCGGGAGGGGAAGCAGTTGGATTTTATTCAAGTTTGCGGTTAAGGTTTATGAAACCTGAAAAAATTAAAGCAAAAGAACGGATTGTTGGTAAAGAAGTAACAAGGATTATTGGTGTACGTACTGAAATCGAAGTGTTTAAATCATCTGTTTGGAAACCTTACAGAACTGCTCCTGTAACAATTTTATTTGATTACGGCATTGATGATATTCGTGAAAATCTACAATTCATAAAAGATTTTACAAAAAATACTGTTTATTGTATTGGGGATGAAAAGTTATCAAATTCTATGGAAGAAGCAATTAAAATTATTGAAAGTAGTAATTCTGAAGAAAGATTAAAAAAACAAGTAATTGAATTATGGGAGGAAATAGAAAGTAAATTTGATATTGAACGTAAACCTAAAAAAAGATGAAAACTATTATTGTACTTGTTTGGTTTTTGATTACAATATCACAACCAAATTTAAGAAAGATTCAGCATTTAAAAATTCAGGATGCTAAACAGGTGAATGTTATTTTTGCTAAATATGGTATTCCATATACGGTGGATTCCTTAACCAAAGAAAATCCATTTATTGAAATTCGTAATAAAAATTTAACATTTTATATCGAAATAAAAAATGACAGAAAATGATAAAAAATTAATTGAACAAGCTATGGAAACCCCTTTTACAGACTGGTTTTTAATAGATAAATTAATTGAAAAAGCGGATGATTGGGAAACAAAAAATCGTTTACACAGTATTCAAAAAAGTCTTTATCATAAAGAAGAATATTATGCGGGATTGTTATGAAAAATAATTTAACCATTCCTATTTTTGACCTTAGGAGAAATTTAAGGTCACACGCACCATCTGTTTTTGATGGTTGGAAAGAACAAGATTTTTTTGATGAATATCTTAAAATTCAGATGAAAAAAAGCAATTTAAGTAAATCACAAAAAGAAAAAGTTATTAATTATGTCAGAATTAAGAATAAGAACAAATAAGCATTTAACTGTTTTGACCAATGATCCTTCAATGACCGCTTGGGGATATGCTGTAATTAAAAATGATTTAATTCTTGGAGTAGGTTGTATAAAAACTGCTCCTGAAAATAAAAAGAAAAGGATTCGTAAGTCGGATGACACTACACGTAGAGTAAGTGAAATAAATAAAAAGTTAATAGAGTTAATTGATACACATAAGGTTGATTTTATTGTTTCAGAGGCTCCACACGGTAGTCAAAACGCTTCTGCTGCTACGATGATTGGTATGGTGGCCGGTATGTTGCAAACTTTGGCAGATGTATTAAAAATTCCTATTGAATGGTATTCTGAAATGGATTCTAAAAAGTTTGTTTTAGGCAAAAAGGCAGCGACTAAAACAGAAATGATAAATGCTATTGCTAAATTATATAATGTTCCTTGGAAAAAGATTAAATATCATGATGAAGCTGTTGCTGATTCTATTGCTGTGTACCATACTGCTATCGGATTATCTCCTACTTTAAAATTATTAAAATGAAAATAGATTCTAATCATATTATAGATATTATTCTAAATATTTTAACTATATTTATGATGATTCTAATTTTGTTTGTTTTTGGAATTTTCATATATGCTATAAGTATTGATATATTTTCATTTAAATAATATTAAAATGTATCATATTAAAGAAGGAAGTAAGACTCTTTGTGGTAAAAGAATTGACAAAAATAAAATTACAACAATTTCTTTATATTCTGCATCAAGAGCATCATTATATGATTGTTGTCCTATATGTTGTACTAAATATAAAGATTTTTTAAGAGTTATTGAAAATGTAAAAGAAGATACAAATGAATGATGATTATGTTTTAGAAAAACTTAAAAAATGGGTTCCTTTATTTTATGGAAAAGGAATAAGAGCAAGAGTTTTTAAAATAAAAGATTTGTATTGTTTTGGGCCAAGTGAAAATAGTGATGAACGTATGTCTATGGTCACAAAACCAATAGCAATATATTTAGCTGCTCATCAATTACCAAAACAAGAAATACGTAAAGCAATTAAAAGAAGAAGATTAAAATGAATAAAACCAGAGAATCAGGATATTATTGGGTAAAAACTAAACGTACAAAAGTTTGGATGATTGCCCGATGGTGGCAAAGTTTAAATAAAGGTAAAGGGTTTTGGGACACAATGGCCACTATTGAAAACGATACAAGAGGTGGATTCATTGAAATTGATGAACATAGAATTATTCATAAAGAAAAAATAACTAAAGAAAAAACAATTAAAAGAACAAGGAGAAATAAAAATGAAATTAAGGTACATAGACAAAGACGGACAAGAACACATAATTGATGGCATTAAATATAATGTTCGAATATTTGATAACGAAACTTTATTTAATATTACTTTTAATGATGATAAAAATCTAATTGGAAATGGATTACGTATTTATAAATTTGCAAATATTGCTACTGAAGAAATAATATACACTCTGCCAATAAGTCCTAATTCTATTCATATTTTATGATTAAAAGTATTCGTATTAGAAATTTTCAAAGTCACAAAAATACATTTTTGGAATTTGACAAAGGTGTAAATGTGATTGTAGGTCCTTCAGATAGTGGAAAAACAGCTATTATCAGGGCTTTACGTTGGTTGGTGTGGAATAAACCTATGGGTTCTGCTTTTCGTAGTAATTGGAATGGGACAACTAAAGTTATTGCAGAATTTGAATCAGGTGATAAAATTATTCGTGAAAAAGATAAATCCGATACTTATTATTTTAATGATTTAGAATTTAAGGCTTTTGGTTCAAGCACACCGGAAGATATAGCTAAAGCATTAAATATGTCAGAAGTTAATTTACAACTACAATTAGATACACCATTTTTATTAAGTGATACACCAGGACAAGTTGCTGCATATTTTAATAAAATTGCGGGAATTGATAAAATTGACCTTGCTAATAAAAATGTAAAAAAGGAAATTACAAATACTAAACAATCAATTTCAAATTTTAATGAAATGTTAGAAATAAATAAAGAAGAATTAAAACAATATGATATACTTGATACTGCTGAATATGAACTAATAGAATTAGAAGCACGTGAAAGACAAAGAATAGGATTAGTCAGGCGTATTAAAACATTATTTGCTTTAATTTCAGATTATACCATTGTTGAAGAATACATTGTAAAGCAAAATAATTTTATTAAAGTTGAAAAAGTTATTACTATTCTTATAAACAAATTTAAAGAATTAAAAATCAAAAAAGATAATATTTTTAATTTTGAAACTTTAATTCTAAAAATAAATAAAAACGATGAAAGAATAAAACAAACACAAAAATATTTAAATTTTGAAGAAATTATTAACCCAATATTTGAATTAATAAATAATCGTGATAAACTTAATTCTAAAATTGTATTATTTAAAAATGATATTTTAAGAATAACTAATTTAGATAATAAATTAAGTATTTTAGAAAATGATTTGAATAAATTAGTTGAGTTGTTTAACGAACAAGAAATAGAAATATGTCCTTTTTGTGGAACCAAATTAAAATAAAAAATTATGAAAAATGAACAACAGCTATTAATTTTGAATTAATGTATGATAAAGAAAATGAAAAAAGTTAGTGCTATATTGACTGCCGATTGGCATTTAAGAGAAACTGTTCCTGTTTGTCGTACAGATGATTTCTGGACTACACAATGGGAAAAAGTGAAATTTGTTGCTGATTTACAAAAGAAGTATAATTGTGCTGTTATTCATGCAGGGGATTTATTTGATCATTGGAAACCTTCACCTTATTTACTTTCTGAAACATTTATTCATTTACCAAATAAATTTTATACTGTTTACGGAAACCATGATTTACCACAGCATAATTTAGAACTTGCAAATAAATGTGGAATAAATGTACTTGTAAAAGCGAATAAAATAAATTTATTACCTAATGCACATTTTGGGGAAACACCTGATGAATTTTGTAAATATACTTTTGACAATAATCATAGTTTATTAGTTTGGCACGTAATGACTTGGAAGAATGAATTACCATATCCAGGTTGTGAATTATCAAATGCTAAAGCATTATTAAAGAAATATCCACAATACGATTTAATTGTTACAGGAGATAATCATCAAACTTTTGTTGAATTATATAAAGGTAGAATACTTGTAAATTCCGGAAGTTTAATGCGTACAAACACCACACAAATTAATCATAAACCATGTGTATTTTTATGGTACGCAGAAACAAATACTATTGAACAGGTATTTATTCCAATAAGTGAAAATGTTATTAGCCGTGAGCATATTGAAATACAAGAAAAACGTAATGAACGAATTGATGCTTTTATTTCTGGATTAAATACAGGTTTTGATTCAGAAATATCTTTTCAAGTTAATTTAGAAAAGTTTTTTGCAAATAATAAAGTCCGTAAAAATGTAAAACAATTAGTTTATAAATTTGTTGAATTTAATGTTTAAAAAATTATTAGTATGACAGAAAAAGATTTATTAAAACTGAAAGAAGAAATTGATGAAGCTAAAGAGAAATTTCTTCAATTAAAAGGGCAACGGGATGCTTTATTACAACAATTAAAAGAAAATTGGGGATGTAATTCCATAAAGGAAGGGAATAAACTTTTGGAAGATATGAAAAAAGAAGTTGAAAATCTTAATGTAGAAATTACTGAGGGAATTGATAAACTTAAAGAAAATTATTTAAAAAATGGATTTAACTGAATTAAGACGTGAAATAGAACGTAAAAAAGGCAAAAAACAAGAATTAGAACGGAATATTGAAATTATGCAAAATAAAGTGATTGAATCTGAACAATATTTAATAAATCTTGAAAAAGCACGTTCTATTATAAATCTTGTAGGTATGGAAACACAACAACAATTACAATTCCATATATCTGATATTGCTTCACTTGCTCTTGAAAGCATATTTAAAGAAGCATATAAATTAAAACTTGAATTTGTAGAACGTAGAAATAAGTCTGAATGTGATATTATGTTTGAACGTAATGAAGACACTTTTGATCCTTTAGATGCTTCTGGTGGTGGTCCGGTGGATGTTGCTTCATTTGCTTTAAGAATTGCCAGTTGGAGCATGGCTTTAAAACGTACAAGAAATGTAATTATACTTGACGAACCAATGCGATTTTTAAGTACAGAATATCGTGAAAATGCGTCTGAAATGATAAAAGAAGTTTCTAAAAAACTTGGAATTCAATTTATTATAATTACACATGATCCTATTCTTACCACGTATGCGGATAAAACTTTTACAACAGAAATAAGAAAAGGGATAACAAAAATAAAATGAAAAGAATAGATAATTTTAAAGCTGAAATATTAGCAGAATCAATATTAAAAGCATATAAAGAAAAATCTATTGAATTTTGTAAAAGTAATATGAATACTTATGCTGATATACTTAATTCAGCAGGATTATCCCCTTTTGATTGTACTACAACTATGAAACAAATTCTAAAAAATAAAAATATGGATAAAGAAAAAATAAATAATTTATTAAAAATCAATGACCAACTTATATTATACACTAAAGTTTTAAATATTCTTAAAAGTAAACCTACGATGGGTTAAGGTCGGAGTTCTTGAAAGGGTAAGGGTTGTTTTGTTTTTCTTAGGATTTGTTTTATTACATTCACGCAGTAGTATTCCTTACCCTTTTACTTGATTAACTTTTAAAAAATTAAATATGAAAAATGTAAAAAATTATGATTTAAATGAAACAAAAGAACAAAATGAAATTCCTGAACTAATTGATACCAATATTAAAATTGGGTGTGTTCCTTTTATATTTCTTTTTATTTGTTGCTGTTTTATTGCTTACTTATTATTTTTAATTAAAAACTTTTTAATAAATACATTATGAATACAACGAATATTGATTTAGTGATAGTTGATGCTATCAGAAAAATAGCAGAAAATTTAAGTGATGAATGTACATTAACCCATTATTTATCTTATGAAATTATCCTACAAAAAGACTTTTGGGGTAGAAGTAAAAAGAATGGAACGGCAATAAAGAAAAAAATATTAATGATAGAAATATCTGAACAAGTGTAATACCATGAATTTTTAAAACTTTTGGAGAAAACAAATGAATGATTACGGATTAATAGATTTTATTCCACTATTAATTGCACTAATATTAGGTTTATTGTTATAAATATTTTAAGGAGGAAAGCAAGAAATGAAAAGTACGACAGATGCAACAACATTTAAATATCATCTTAACTGTATTCTTTGCGGAAAAGCATACTGGTCAAAAATACCATTTCCGAAACCACAGTTATGTTTTTTATGTAAAACGGGTGTAATGATAAAAGGAAGGAGGGAGAAATGAGTGGTGGAAGATTTGATTACTTACAAGGAAGATATGAGTGGGAGGAAGCCATTGAATGTATCAAGGAAAATATAAACTTGAATCCTTATGATTTACGCATAGAGACTATTGACGAGTTTAAGAAAGGACTTGAAACAATTCAAAAAGCAAGGATATATCTGGAAAGAATAGATTACCTGTTATCAGGAGATGATGGGGAAGATAGTTTCCACGAACGATTAAAAGGTGATTTAAAAAAGATGAAAAATGAAAAGGATTGAAATAGCATACTGCTGTGATTGTGGTTGGTTTCAAAAATCAACATTAACTACGGCAAGAAAGTGTATAAAAGAAAACAGGGAAATTGATTACCCCTCTGCATATAGTAATAATTTCCCTGATTGGTGTCCTTTGCCTGATGTGAAGAATGGACCTAAGAATGCGGAAGATCATATTTGGAAACCCGGCGATATAAATGCCTAATATTTCCCAATAATTCAAAAATTGAGAAAAATGAAATTCAAAAATAGATTGCGCCACAGATCGAGTAGGTTAGACTGGTTTCTGACTGGGTTCTACACAGCGTTGCTGTTTGTGATGCTGTTAATTTATAATGTACTATAACTGCAATGGACATAAAAGAACTGAGAAGTATTTTTATTGAAGAAATGCACAAAAGTGATAAACTCATCAACTATGCAGAATGGCTTGAACAGCTTATTGTAACTCATCATATACTGAATAGAAATGATTTATTAGAGCGTGTTATGCCTCCTTTCTTTAAAGAAAGGAGGCAAGAACTTAAAATGAGCATGCAAGATGTTGCAGATCAAACAAGTATAGCAAAATCAACTATAAGCAGGATTGAAAGAGGGAAGGATGCCTACTTTAATACAGTTATAAAACTTGATAAGTTTTATTCTGATAATGGGGCATAACGGTTTGCAGCTAACCGAAGTTGGCGATTACAAAGCACAAAATTTTGAATTAGTACAAATGTTAAACCGAAGCAGAAACGCCCATATAACCACTAAACCGCCAATTTTGGTTAGGTGCTGTTATGTGCCGTTTTTCTTCACAAATCAGTAAATATGAAATCAATATCAAACGAAACAGATTTTAAAGAACTTGTTAATGAGTATGTAAACCATACAAAAGATAAAGGTTATTCACTTCCTATTGAAGTTATACCCGAACTTATCGAATTGGCAGAACGTGGTAAACATAGAATGGTTTACTTCTACCTAAGAGTTGTTCAAGGGATGATGTATGGTTTTGCTATAAAGCAAGCTGTTGAGTATTCAGATGAAGAAATAATGTCAATATTAAATGCTTGTGAGTGGGTGCCTTAAAATGGCACATAACGTTAAGGATATGGCAAGTTGGGGATTAAAATGTACCGACCTATCAACCTGCTGAAAACTAAATTAAAGGTACTAATGTAACAAGTTGGAACGATACCCCCAATTTGCTATAAACATTGTTAGGGTGCGTTTATTTTTAATCATATGAAACTTTATCACGCAACAACGCAGAAGAAAGCAAAATTATACAGACAGACAGGACATATAATTGCTCCAGTTAGAGGATTTACAACATTACAAGGAGCAATGGCATGGGCTATGAAAGTAGGCAGAACTGTAATTTATGAAATTGAATGCGATAAACCATATAAACTACCTGACCACCATAATCAATTTGGAGAGGCGTGGTGGAATGATGGGGATGTTGTTAATTTTAAATGTGTTTTCTCTGCCAATGGGGATGCTTAAATGCACCCTAACGGTTCGGGGCTTTGCGTAGTAGCCCTTAGTAGAAACTTAAAATTAACCACGACAATTGATAGGGCTATTACGCAAAGCCCTTGTTATAAGACGTATTTGTTTGATAATCAATTAAATGGAAAATAATTTAAAAATAAATCACCTTTTATTTGTATATATCATATATATTATATATCTTTGTTTCATAATTAATAACAATTAAAATATACGATTATGAAAACTTTAACGATTGAACAAAAAGAACAAGCACTAAGAAATATTAATTTTTTCGTTGGTGGTTTAACAGATGAAGCAATTGAATATTATTATAATAAGTTAATTGCATAATGAAAAAACTAATAGATATACCAAAAGAAATACTGCAAGAACTAAAAATACTTGCAGTAAAATCGAATAAAGACCTTAAAAATTTTATTCAAGACGAGCTTAAAAAGTTAGTTGAAAACTCTCAATCGAAGCCGTCTTAATATGGCTTATAACGGCTGAGTATAAACAAATGTAAAATTTACGGATTATGAAATGGATAAAAGCAAGTGAGAAATTTCCAAAAGAAGGAAATCCAGAAAGTTTATCAGAAGTAACTTTCAGAAAAATAAGTGATAAATCTCCAATAACAAATATTTGGAAATTTCACGATAACAATATCGAATTGGAAAATTATCCTTCGATATGTGGAGAATCAATTTATTACGATGAAGTTGAATGGTTAGACGAAAGTGAGTAAATTTTATTTTGTTTATACTTTGTTATGTTTAACGAAGTGTAGTACGGAATGAAATGGAGTATTAAACATAACGGTTCGCAGCTATGTTTGGTTGCGGATTACGAAGCACCACAGTATTAATTTAGTACCAACTTTAATATGAGCAAAAATGAATAAATTACCACAAAAACCGCAATCAAATATAGGTGCTGTTAGTAGCCGTTTTTCGTTACTAATGCTTACTTCACGCCTATTGACACTTGAACTTGAACTAAAGGAAGCAAATCTTCAAATGCTTACTTATCCAAATGAATTTACAGACCAACAAATTGCTGTAATAACTCCAATGATTGAAGATTTGCGTAAGGCGGTAGCTGTTCTTGAAAATGGCTACTAACGGTTACAAATAAACACAGTAAAAGATTATGAAACAGAAAATTATAAAAATAGCAAAAGACCTTGAACAAGGCACTATAACGACTAAAACAGCACAAACCCTTTTATTGGGTTTATTTGGTGTTAGCAATAACGAGGAACGAGTGGCGGTTTGCTGCGAAACTTGCGAACATCTTGAAGATAATAATGCTTGGGAATGTACTAAATGCGATGAGGGTTATTGTATGTGGAAAGCAGCAAACTGATTGCTAACGTTCCGCAAGTATATTTAGTTGCGGATTAAAAGCACAAAATTTTAAATTTAGATAAAATGAAATTAGAAAACGAAAACTTGGATAACCCACAGAAACCGCAATTGAATATACCTGTTGTTAGGCGTAGTACTTATTCCTATGACGAGTATCAGGGGCATGATAATGAAGCAATTATTTCACTTAATAACGAATTGGATAATTGTAGAGCGGAATTACTAAGGATTGAAAAGGAAATAGAAACTATACAAAATAATTGCGCTCATGAATATATGTTTGTTTGTAGGGGAATGTATAAGGATAGTTACACTTGTAAAAAATGTGGGCATTATACGGAGCATTAGTATTACGCCTAACGTGTTGTGTATAAAGCGTGGTGGGATAGAAACCACGCAACTATCAAATTACAAATAACTTAATAGAATGAACGAAACTTTAAATAATGGAGAAACCCCACCATGTTTTATACACGGTGTTATGCCCCGTTTTTATTCTATTTATGGTTAAAGAAGAAAATTATGGTTAAAGAAGAAAAACAAACGCAAGAAATAACAATTAAACACAAATATTGTGATGATTGTGGAATTGAAATAAAACGGGATATGGCTTGTTCTGTTGCGAAATGTGAAATATGTGGAAAAGATTTGTGTAATAAATGTATTGGACACGAAGCAAATACAATGGGTGATTACAGAGAAGTATATTGTAAAAAATGCTGGGAACTTGGAACTGAATATCGTTTGAAAATTGAACAATTGGAAAATGAAATCGAAAATCTATCAACTGAATGGCATAGTCGGTGTCGCTCTTAAATGGGGCATAACGGGATGCAGGTATGTACAGTGCGGATAAATCAGACAATATTATGAGTAGAAAACGAAACATATTAGAAGAAGAAAAGCTAAAGAGAACCGATGTTTTAGCATTGGATATACCTGCTGTTAGCAGCAGTGCTTTGGCTAAAGTTGAGCAATACAACCAATTAAAGAAAGAAATGCAAGAAGAAATTTTGCACCTGAAAACAATAATAGACGACCTATCATATCTCTTTAATATTGGCACAGTAGAGGAACGAAAAGAATTACAAGGCAAAATTTCAAAGTTGGAATGGGCAGTATATCAGATGAAGCATTGCTGCTAACGGTTACGGCTATGTGCAGTGCCGATGTTGAAACTTGCACTAACTTAATTAAAAACAATAAAGATGGAAGACTTGAAAATATTTGATGAAAGCGGAAAGGCATTGCATATAGCCGATGTTATAAGCCGTTTTACTAAATTCAAAAATTATGGTACAGTGACCGATGGTTCAATATTTTACATAGATGAAGAAAAACTAAATCAAGACCATATAAACCAAATACGGAACTATCTTAATAGCAAAGAGAAGTTATTGAAAGCACGTAAATAAATGGCTTATAACGTTTCGCAGCTATATTTAGTTGCGGACTTTGAAAACGAAAACTTTAAATTTAGATAAAATGAAAATAAAAGAACAAAACTTGGATAACACACAGAAACCGAAATTGAATATACCTGCTGTTAGCGGTAGTTGTTTTGGTAGAATTTCTGAAAGTGTTTTTAATGATTTAAAATCATTAGATGATTTGATTATCAAAATGGGAACAACGAAAGATGGTTATAAAATTAGCGGTGTTGGAGAACCCGATGATTTTAAATCACGCATGAAATATTTTAAAGAATTTTTGAAAAAGGAATTACCTGAATTTACAGAAGAAGATATTTTGAAGTTTGATAAACACTTTCAGAAATTTAGAAAGATATATGAGTGGTATGGTGCTGAATATTTCTTAACCGCTATGGAGTATGAAGCTCGTAACAATTACCGCTAACGTATATGCGGTATGAAACGGCCGCAAGCCAAGACGTTTCAAATTATTAACCAGCCTTTCTATGCGGCTGTTTTATGACCGCTTGTTAGGCACAGTACGGTAAATTATGGAAGAAAAATTAAATGAATTATTAGAAAAAGCTGAATTAAAATTAATTGAATACGATAGAGAACGAGTGGAAATAAATCACAAAATGGCATTCCTTAAAGAACATGGATTTAATAAAGAACTTGAATGGCTTCAACATAAGAAAAATGCTATGAGTGATTTATTTTATGATTATAGAGAGACGGTGCAAAATATACGAGAACTATTGAATAAATGGCTGTCGTAGTATTGTGCCTAACGGGATTCGGCTTTGTGCAGTGCCGAATTAAAAAGCACATAACTTAAATTTAGAACAAATGATATTAGAAAACGAAAACTTCAAATTAGCACTGAACTCGGCATTGCATAAAACCGATGTTAGTGGCAGTGTTTTATTAGGGGATTGTTTAGAATTGTTACCTTTATTCGCAAATAAAAGTGTAGATTATTCTTTTACAAGCCCTCCATACAATAGAAAGAGAAACGACAAATACAGAGATTTTACTGATATAAATGAAAATTGGTTGCAGTTGAATATTGATGTGTTAAATCAACTTTTAAGAGTAACTAAAAAGCATATCTTTTACAATATCCAAGCGAATTACTACAATAGACAAGACGTTTATAAACTAATTGGTTTGTTTAGTAAAAATATTGTTGACATTCACATTTGGGAAAAATCAAACCCGATGCCAGCGAGTGGAAAAAATATAACCAATGCAGTTGAATATTTTTTGGTTTTAGGAAATGAAAGTTTAAAATCAAACACAACCTACACAAAGAATATTATTACAACTTCTGTTAATTCAAGTATGCCGAAAGAACATAAAGCAGGAATGAAAACAGATGTAGCTGAACACTTTATTAGTAAATTTACAAATGAAAACGATATTATTTTAGATTGCTTTTTTGGTTACGGAACTACTGGAATTGTAGCAAAAGAATTAAATCGTTTCTTTATAGGTATTGAAAAAGAAAAATCATATTATGAAATGTCAGTTGAGCGGTGTGGTTTGTAACATTGCCACTAACTTGTTGCTAACATCTATGTTTATAATTAAAATTATGTAAATTATGAAAACAGCAGAAGAATGGGCTGATGAATTGATTAATAATCAGATTGGAATCATTGAAAAAATACAAAAGGATGCCTATAATCAGGCTTTAAAAGACCTTGCAGATAATGATTTGTTAGTGGATAAGAATAAAAATCTTAAAAAATACAGAAAATGAATGCAAAGAAAACAGTGAAAAAGCACATGACCACCCTGACGGACTTGCAGGGTGAGATGACACCGGAGACCTACATTAAGGTCTATGAACTTATTCAGAAGTCGTGGCACGACATGATTTTACTCGGAATGTATCACCGGGAAAGAATTTCAGACAAGCTCTGGAAATCAATACAAAAATCAATGTATAAGGATGATGGCTACGACCGTAGTCAAGATATGGGGGATAATTAAAATATGAAATGATATGAAATGATATGAAATATAGTACACGACTAAAAATTCTACATTTTGTAGAAAAGTTATTGAAATTGAACCTGCCCTTACAGGAATCACCATATTTAGAAGTACGTCAAAGAATGTTAAGAAGATTGACAGTAGTTCATAAATATAATGAACATGAAATAGCTGATATTCCAGATTCATTTATAAGGGAAGAATTACTCAAAAAAGCTGCATTAGAAATTATAAATCATCCAGATTTGTATGAATTATATACAGAACCAACAGCAGAATATATCCCCGGCTTAGGTGGAATTACTGTATATCGGTTATTTTTAACACTTGTTGAAAAAGCAAAATGATAGTAACAGAAGAACAATACAAAGATAAAGTTATTGATGACGCAGTTAAATCGTTATTATTGGAAATACCAATAACTTACGAAAGTTTTATTATCATAAAAAAATATTTCAATTATGTTTATACTATTGGTATGAATAGTAGTAAAAGAAAAGGAAATATAGCTATAAATAAAAGAATAGAACAAATAAAAAATGGTAAGGTCATTGATGAATTTAAAAGTATTTCTGATGCAAGTCGTAAAATAGGAATTTCAATAGAATCCATTAGTAAAGTTTTACGAAATAGAGGCAATACAGCCGGAGGGTACTTTTGGCGGTATAAAAACACCCCCTAATTTTGCAACGTCAGCCCTTCATTTGTATTTTTACCATTAAAGTAATATAAAGTTACTACAAACAATAAAAAAGCACCTTGAATTTATATTCTTGGTGCTTTTCTAACATAAAACTAAAACACTATGAAAAAATCTACATTTCGCGAAATTTGCCTTTGCAAAATTTCCGAAATATCTTCGACAATTTTTCAAGATCAATTTTTAAAGTTAATTTAAATTCTTTTTTCTTTTGCCTATCATCCCACATTCTGTAAACTTTTATTTTCAAGCATAGCAAGAAACAATAAAATTATTGACAACGCCTGTTCAATAGTTTCCTCCAGTTTATCTTGTGGAATGTCAAATTCTACACGAATTTCTTCAATCAAAGCGGTCATTGTTTCTTCTGTTGCTGATTTTAAATCTTCTTGAATAGCGGGAAGATTCTTAAAAATCCAAATCCACCCAACAGCAGTTAAACCAATTCCAGCCCATTCGGTCCATACAATTTTCTTGTCTTCATACGCAATAGCAACCTTTTCTACAGTTCCTAAAACCTTACCTAATCCTTTGTGCAAATTTTCAAGTGCCATGATTAACTCCTATCTTTTTAAAAATGTTAATAATCCATTGTTTTATCTCTTTACGATTCCGCCATGCTTTGTCAATAATTCCTGTACCTCCTACAATAGTAATTGCGTTTAGAGCAAAATTTTCCCAGTTTTCAGGAATTTTATTAGGAAATGTTAATTGAAATCCTTGAAGTATAAGCAACATAATCACTACGCTTGTAGGTCTTGTTGCATTCTTTTGAATATCCCTTACTGTTGCCATTACACTTTATTTTTAGAAATTAAAAAATTCTCATCAACTAAAACAGTAACAATTTCTTCAGGATCAGGATGAAAATCATAAATATCTTCATCACCAATCGTATGTTTTGTAATTATAACTTTTTCACCAGTCATCTTGGAATATTTTTCTGCCATGTTTTCTACATACTCCCTATTTTTCTTTTTATTGCAATTATTACAACTCATCACGGATAAATTTGAACTCCACCAGAAACCTCTTTTATTAAAACATAATCTGCTGAATTTGTGTATAATACACCATCTTCATTTATTACTCTATATGCTTTCCAATTATTTACCGGATCAGATTCACTTGTAAATACTATTCGCATTTGAGCTGTGATAAACATATAAACTGCTGATGCTGTTCCAGAATATTGCACAAATGATTGTTCAAATAAAGGGCAAGGTCCATTAACAGGATCATAAGAATACGCATAAAATACGAATGCTTCATAATAAGTAAATGCTGATTGTGCAGATAAAGCATTTTCATAAAGATATACACCCAATAAGGGATTAGTATATCTTATCTTTGTATTACGGGAAAAATTAGCCAAAACGTATGTATTATGAACATATCCAACCCACGTAGAAATTTGTTCATAAGTATTGCTACAATCTTCATCTACATACTCATTGACATCTTCCGCTAAGTCTATTGTAAGAATGTGATTAATGTCATCCCAAGTAAAAACACTATCATAAGAAATTAACAAATCATAAACTGAAAAAGGATCACCACAACCTTCTGCAATTAAATAATCAATTCTAAAAAATTTGTAATGAAGAATATCAGTTCCATCAGAACTATAATCTGTCCAATGTGAGTTAGCTAATAAAGTATTATATGATGTTTTCCAATC